TCAACTTCATGCGTTACAACAACATCGCAGTAGGCGCCAACGGTTCAGAATTGACCGAAGGTACCCGCATGGACCCAGTTGCTTTGACTGCATCACAAATCCAAATCACCGTTAAGGAACAGACATGGCAAGAAATACCAGTCCTGAAGGGGACATTATTAGCGTACCTGCAGACTCACCAATGGTGGAACAGTTTGTAGAAAACGCAATGAAAACAACTTCTAAGGTATTTACCGAAGATGAAGTTGAAAGCATCCGCAAGCAAGAAAAAGACAAGATGTATAAGCGTCTTGAAGAAGCGGATACCCGTGTGAAAAGCATGGAAGAGCAAATGGGTCAAATCTCCGCTGAACGTGAAGCCGCTAAAAAAGAGGCTGAAGCACGTGCGGCTAAAGAAGCCGAGATCTTGCGTCAGCGTGAAATTGACGAACTGAGCGCCAAGGAACTGCTCCTCAAGCGTGAAGAAGAATTCAACCAAAAACTCCAGGAAATTGACGGTGACTACAGACGTCGTTTTGAGGAGATTGAAGCACAGCGCCTAGCCCAAGAGGCAATTATTGAAAAAGAGCGCCGTCTTCAGGAAATCAATTCTTACCGTAACCGCCGACTTCAAGAGTCACAGGAAGAGATTATTCCTGAACTTATTGACCTCGTATCGGGTAATTCGGAAGATGAGATTGAAACATCAATTAGTGTACTTCGTGACCGAAGTAATGCTATTATTGAATCAATCCAACAAGCGACTGCGCAACAGCAAGGTCGTTTGAGGGGGGCACCAGTAACGGCGCCTCCTGTAGGGCCAATGGAAACTCAGACGGAATACCAACAGTTGAATGCGGATGACATCCGTAACATGACAATGGATCAGTATGCGAAAATGCGTGATCGGCTACTTAATGCCCGCCCCAATAGGGGTAGGTTCTAAAACCTATAACAACTATTAATCCTTAGGAGGATTAGAACATGGCTTTTCCAGCCCCAACAGGTGGAGCAGTAACCAGCACCGCTAGCATTAGCGCAACTGGCTACAACTCTTCCTCAGCACTATCACCAGCGATCCAGCAAATTTGGTCCAAGGAAATCTTGTTCCAAGCAATGCCAGTCTTGCGTTTTGAACAATTCGCAGTAAAGAAGACGGAACTCGGCGTAATGCCAGGTCTCACCGTCAACTTCATGCGTTACAACAACATCGCAGTAGGCGCCAACGGTTCAGAATTGACCGAAGGTACCCGCATGGACCCAGTTGCTTTGACTGCATCACAAATCCAAATCACCGTTAAGGAACAAGGTAAGTCGGTTGCAGTAACCGAACTTCTCTTGAACGCATCATTTGATGACGTTATGGCTTCGTCCAGCCGCTTGCTCGGTCGTCACATGGCACAGTCCATGGACGTTCAGGCACGCAACACGCTGTACTCGGCAGGCGTCCCATTCGGTGGCGGTTCAGCAGTTGCTCCATCGGTAGTCTTCGGTCGCAAGACCAACGGTTCTACCCGTGGCTCCATTGCTCCTTACGAGTACTCAGCAGCAGGCTCGGCTTCGGCTCCTGGATATCTCTCACCTGCAACCATCAAGGACGCAGTTGAAATCCTTGCTGGTCAGAACATCCCACGCCTTGGCGACACCTACGTGTGCTTCGTTCACCCTTCACAGAGCCGTGCGCTTCGTGACTGGCCTGAATTCATTGAAGTCACAAAGTATGCCGCTCCAGGAAACTTCATGCTCGGTGAAATCGGTCGTATCTACGACGTAGTGTTCATTGAAACCACTCAAGTACTTCAGGGTGGCACGGGAATCGTTGACGTAACCCCAGGTGGTTCAATCAACGACCCAACGTCAACCTCATACAGCGCAATCATGATCGGTGACAACGCATTTGGTCAGGCAATCGCCTTGCCAGTTGAACTCCGTGACGGTGGCGTAATTGACTTCGGTCGTGAGCATGGTCTCGCTTGGTACGCAATCTGGGGCTTCGGCGTAATCACACACGAATCCCGAGTGTTGATCAACACCAAGGGTGGAGCAATTGACTCCAACTTCTAATCTTTAGAAGAAAAATGAAGTAGAGTGTAAGGGCGGGGGAAACCCCGCCCTTTATCTCATGTATTACTCAAACAACTAGGAGAGTGTTATGGCAACCAAAAAAGCCAGTCAGTTTGCAGAGGTTGTAGAAACAACCGAAGAAGAAACACCTGCTGTAGAAGTACAGCCACTTGAAGTTAACAGTGACAGCATTCAAGCCCGTATTAAAGGCACATGGACGATGTTCTGGGGACAACAAGTTTTTAATTTTGAAGACGGTAACCGCTACACGATTCCTCGTGACCTCTACAATTATTTAAAGAACAGCGGAAACATCTACGACACCTTGTGAGGTAACAAATGCCAGGCTTTACAGTTCCCAACGCAACTGACTATGCAACAGGGACAATCGCCTCACTAGATCAATCAGAACCAGACTCGCTTGACTTTTCAAGTATTGCGGAACGTCGTTCTGGTGTAGTCAGTGGTGGAGACGTATCTTCTGTTACTAGCGCCGCTGGTAATGCCACGCCTGCTTATTTGAATGTTGTGCTTGGTGCGTCCGAAGTTCGGATTGCTGGGACCTATGGTTCTATATCAGGTAGCACGGTTATTATTCCTGCCGCACCAACAAGCACAGATGCACGCTTTGACCTTATTGTCGCTTTTAACAACTCAGGTACTTTTCAGTACGCTGTTGTTCAAGGGACGGCTAGTGCGACTAACCCAGTGTTTCCAACCATTCCGAGCACACAAATTCCTTTGTATGCCATTTATGTAAAGAACACCTTTAATACAACTTACACGACTGCACTGGTTGTAGACAAACGTTCGTACAACTCTTCAAACATTGCTCGCATTGCTTCGGGTGTACCTGCAAGCGGGACTGGTTCTATTGGTGACACTTATGTAACCAGCACTACCAACTCTAACAACGGTCAGTCACAGGTCTACGTTAAGACTGGTGCCACTACTTGGACTAACCTTGCTACCTATGTAGCAATGGCTTCTGCTAATACGGCAAACGCTATTGTGCAACGTGATGCCAGCGGTAACTTCACCGCAGGAACCATTACAGCAACTGCTTTTGTCGGTAACGGATCTGCTCTTACCAACATTCCTGGAGGAAGTGTTGGTGCTGGGTCTGTAGGTACTACCCAACTTGCAGATGGTGCTGTAACAGTAGCCAAATTAGCAACAGGTGCACCTCGTGCAGGTTTTAACTCAACCATTAATACTGTCTCAAGTTCGTACACTTTAGTACTTAGTGACTTGGGTAAATTAGTGGAAATTAGTAACTCTTCTCCTGTCAACCTCACTATCCCTACTGATTCAGTTGCATTCACTACGGGCGACCGCATTGATATCCTACAAACAGGTGCTGGTCAAGTAACACTTGTACCAGGCAGTGGGGTCACTCTAAACACTGATAGTGGTAAAACAAAACTTCTTGGTCAGTGGGCGGCTTGCACACTTATTAAGCGTGGTTCTAATAGTTGGGTTGCTATCGGAAACCTGACAGCGTAGTTCTATGATTCCAGGAATTGTAGATTCCGCAACTTCAGCCACTCGTGCCTTTACAGACGAGTTTTCAGGAACAGGCTCTCTATCACAACGCTGGACCAGTACTCGTGGTACATGGTCTACTGCTTCTGATAAGTCATACACAGCCACAGCGGCTTCTACATATCCTCTTGCTACTTTTAACGCCAATACAACCGCAGTAAACGTTCGTGTTGATTATGGAGCAGTAAGCACGCATGGTTGGGGTGTTGCATTTTGGGTTAAGGATACAAACAATTGGTGGGCTGTAGTTACAGATAGAACTTTTGGCTATGTTTGTGATGCAGGTGACACACTTACAGGAACTACTTGTAAAAAACCAGATACGTACTATGACTGTAGTTTTGTTAGTTGTACTTATTCATGCCCAGCAGGAACCACTTTGTCTGGAACGGATTGCTACTCATTAACAGGGTGCCCCACTGACTGTTTATACATTCCAGAATCTGGTGAATGTTTGTGCGGAGGCATTGCTGATCCTCTTGGATTTTATTCGGTACCTCCTTCTTGGGTTTATGTAGGCTCTGCTAATTCTA